CCTTCGAGAGTCATCTTCTTGCCAACAGGTTTAAACGCCTGTTCCGGCAGCATTGAAAAATGGTCGTATCTCATATCTTTGCCTCTACAAGAGAGTGTTTTTCATGGAAGCCGTAGCGAGACCACAATCTAGCCACTGACTTGCGGGCGACACCCTGAATGCGGCTCGCTCCGAATTGTTTGAAAATCGCGCACATCTGTGCGTAGGTGTCCGGATTTGACACTAGCTTGCCACCAATCGCAATAATGAATGCCGTCCTGTAGTTCGGCATGTTGTAGATGTTCACAACAGCCGCACCGTGCAGCTTCCCATCATCGGTTGCAACCAAAAGCATCCAATCACCACGAGAGACCATCATCCTTACTTGGTCAATCGTGTAATCATCTCCGCCCCACTCAAGACCACTCTTGATGTATCCCTCGACTGATGGCCATACATCATGGATCACCGAGAGGGGAACGAAGTCGATCTTCACGCTGGCATCAGACCTTTAACCTTGATCTGCGGTGCCTGACGGGTCTTGCCCGTCCTGCTCTTCCTGACCCGCGCCATCATGTCCTTCAGGTGCTTCGATCCGGCCTCAGTCGATCCATTGCCCAGTCCGGAGACCACATCGGCAGGGATCACGAACTCGCCATCCGAGAGGCGGGCTTCCTGAACGCCGTCGATATTGGCCTTCACCTCGTCGCTCATGCCATCGCCCGGGCCACGAACAGTCTGGCCAGCGGCATACTGATACATGCCCATGGTCTTTTTCTGCATGGACTGAGGATCACGGAAGTCAGCCATATCGTAACGCTGCTCCAGAGGATCAGGCTTCTTGGCCTTCCCGCCCCGAGCAAAGGTCGCCAGACCGCCCTTGGCAAGCTGATACGGCTCGCCAGCGGTGAATTGGTCGTTGAAGTAACGACGCTCCCGGCTGTCGGTCAGATCATCGAATGCACCCGGAGTGACTTCCCGGTTAAACGAGTAGGGGCGGATAGTGGAGATCGGCTTGGTGCCGCCCATCTGCTCCGGCTCCATTGCCATGACAGGGGCGGCGGCTGAACCAGCCATTGTCGCAAGACCACCAACGCCATCAACCTTACCCATGAAGGCATCACGAGCGGTAGTCCCGGTTTGACCGGGATCGACCATATTGGAGAGTCCCCTGCCCATAGTAGAAAAACCATGAGAAGCCGGTGCCGCCATCGGCGTTTGAGGAAGAACTTTTGCCCCAAGAACCTGCTCTTGAGACATCCCTTCTAGCATTCCGGGATCAATGTTGCTTTGAGCTTGGGAAAAATATGGCGACTGAATTCCAGCTTGCGCGACCTCTCCAGAAGACATGCCTTCTAGCATCCCCGGATCAATGTTTGTTCTAGCGGCCTCTCCAGCGGAAGTTGCGGCGGCTGCTTCTGTGCCAGCCGCACCAGCCGCGCCCAAGCCTGCCCCTATCCCAGCGCCACCGTAGCCACCAAGGCCAGCCATTGCGCTTTGGAGAGGGTTTTTAAAGCCGGTTGCAGCGCCATGAACGCCGCCAACGATCAGACCGGCCATCAATGGGGTCAGGGCCCCACCACTCATAGCGCTTAGGCCGATACCAGCTATTGCAGGCAGAAAAGCATTCAGATTGAAAGCCTCGGGCAGTCCGGTATGCGGATTAACTGTCAGGGTCGTTCCATTGGCTTTCGCAAAAGCCTGAAGCCCAGAGACTTCTCCGGGGCTCATGTGAACAAGGGTGGAGTCGCCATTGCGACCGTATGCGGCAAGCCCAGCAGCGGTTCGATTCATTGGTTTAAACCCCCAAGCATTTTCATCATAATATCATGTGTCAGTCGGTCAGGTCATAGTAAGACATGGCCCCAATAATGTCGTCTGAGCCTGAGATTGTTCTTGCGGCGACCGTGAAAATATCACTGGCCCCGCCCAGCGTTGTGCCAAGCTGGAGGTCAAAGTTGTAGTCCGATCCGGTGCTTACCACACCGCTGCCTTGGTTGCTGCCTGAAACGTAGTCCACATCAACAATGGTGCCGCCGGTCAGCGCCGTCGCCGTTACATCCATTTCCACGTTGGACGAGTTGCTTGCCCAAGATGCGCCGGTCAAAGTGGGGTTCCGCATCAAGACCACTTCGTAGTCGAGGGTCGAATTAATGGGGATAGCGTGATACACAGACGGGATGACCACCGCACCAAGCGCCGTGCTTTTCAGGCGGATGGAAACAATCGGGACGAAGGTCGTGCTGACCCCGGTCAGGGTTGTCGTTCTCCGAGCCCATTGCGGCGTAGCCTTCTGGTCATACCCGCCCTCAGAGATTACTGAAGAGCAGATTTGGGTCAAGGTCGAGGCGGACGCTGCGGCACCGGTGTTCTCGATTTCATACCGTATCGGCAGGATCGCCGTGGTCATGTAAACCTTGTCGATGTCGTTGGCATTGTTGAATGTGTGGCAGATGATGATCTGGCCGTTGATGATGAAGCCGCAACGCACCGACCCAACGCCAAGCCATTCAAAGTCCATGTAGAGAATCTGCGCCTTGGTGATATCCAAGGTCAGTCCCGAAGCGCCCGTGCCGTCCAGTTTGTCGCCGTTCCAATCAGCCTGATTCACCGTCCGGACATCACTCGGGGTGCCGCTGGTATTGGTGCGAAGGACGAAGGAATTGGTTGTTCCGCTGACTTGGAAGAACACCCCGTTGTCGGTGTTGAAGTAGCCTACCCGCTGCCGCAGGTTGGTCTTCCCTGCATTCATCACGAAGGTTGCCAGCACCTCCAAGCTCTTACCCGGCTGGTATGGGAACACCCGATTGGTCTGACGAACAACCTTGTCGCCTGATGCGGTAGTCACGGCCAGATCGACGCTGGACTCGTTGGCGACGTAGGTTGAGGTTCCCGATCCGGTCAGGGTCTCGTTGAACTGCGTGTCCTTCTGATAGCGGTTCTGGCTATCGAACAGGGTGTATGGGTTGCTGACTCGCAAGCGCCCAAAGGCATCGACGGAGGCAGCGGGGAAGGAGATAGGTAAGGATGCCATGGTCGCTGTCAGTTGCCCCACAATGTTGTTCAGTTCATTGAAATACAGCCGCAGGATGTTGTTGAGCTGGTTCTGATACCGCTCGTTGTAGCCCGTGGGGGCTACCGGCAATACAGGCGTTGCGACCCGATTGAGCTGATATTCAGAGGTGACAACCAGAGTCATTATTTACGACCGTCCGGGCGAATGTCTACACGCGGCACACCCAACTGCCACGCCACACCCTGCTCAGTGGAGCGAATCTCGAACGACATCTGACGACCCCGCACCCGGGTGTAAACCTGCCCGGTAAACTGCTGCACCGTGTAAACGCGCTGCGTGTTGTAGCTCTGGGTGCTGGTGACTGACGGGGAATCCGGAGTGCCGTATGCCGATCCTGAGAACTGCCGTGGCTTGCAAACCATTGTTACAGCGGGGTATTTTGGTGATGCTGTGGTCGATCCATCAAAGGTGACGTCCGGGATGATCCGCCAGACGAAGCCGAAGTTGTGACCATCGCCAATGTCGAAGTCGGACGAGCTGACATACGCCTCAATCGGGACGGGAGTCGAGGTGGCCAGATCATCGTTGCCCGTCTCGTGGAACATGACTTGATTTGGTGCCACCAATCCAGCCGTCGAGTAGGCAACGTGGGAGGCTGCAGTTGTGCCGTTTAAACCTCGTGTGCAGCCACTCAGGGCTGTTGTTGTCCGGCTGGTGTATGAGATTTGCTCGCTGTCGATGATCAGGACGCCGGTGTATGGGTAGGATGACGCATCAATGACGTTCAGCGTGGTATCCGTATCGCTTGCCTGCGCGGACAGGTAGGTCGTTCGCACACTAAATGCACCCATCGGCTTGGAGCGCAGCGAAGAATCCATCCATGCCGTGCGGTTCAGAAGGCCGAAATACCATATGTTGTCGAGGTAGTTGTAGATGACGTAGCTGTCATTCACGTTGCTGCCAGCCGAAGGATAGAACCACCACACTTCGCTGTATTGCTCATTGCCGCCAGCGACCACCTGATAGGCTTGATCATAGTTGAAGTCGTCAAAAATAAATTGACGAACCGAGCAAGGCAGCGTCTTCACGACGCCATCGTAGATGTAGAACTTGTCAGTGCCCATCCACATCATGATGTTGCTGGCACCCACTACAGCGTTCGGAGAGGCAATGGAGATACCGTCCATCAGCAGGTTTATGCCCCAGATGTAGGGTGGGCCGAGATACTGCATCGAGTAGATGGCGCTGTCAGACCAGACAACGAACTCCTGCCGACCATGCCTTCCCGTGACCAACTGGGAGCCGTGCGATAGGCGAAGCTCGCCAGCCTGATTGTCCGCAGCAGGCACCCACTGAAAGATGTTCTCTTGGTCAGACCAGCGCACCAGCATCGGATCGAAGTCTGTTTCCGCGTCTGTCGGGTCGTATGGGTTTGCACCAATAGCGATACCAAACCGCTGCACACCGGAGGTGTGAATCTCGTAGACCCGGTTGGGGACATAGGCTGCGCTGTAACCGTAGAACGTCGCAAGGCTCTCCAGCGTCACGGCGCGAGGAGGCGCGGTCGTGGTATCTGCGACCCAGTAATACATTGCTCCTTCCCGGATTGCCGTCACCAAGTCCTGCCCGTAGTTATCGAGCGACCACAGCCGAAGCGCGTTGGTTTCCTGAACCACGGCAGTGCCGGAATACTCTTCGCCGTAGCCATCGCGGCTGTAAGGGCCAACACCCCAGCCAGTTCCGGAAGAGACCACGGAGTTACCGGAGTTCAACTGATAAGCAGCGGAGACCGCAGCACCACCACCGGTGCCCGACGCAGCGGCGGCAGTCGGCAGGATGATCTGGTAGCTGTTCGCACTGATGATTACGACGATCTCGAACTCGGCGTTGAACGCCGTGTAGTTCGCCCCGGTAGCGCCAGAGAAGGTGACGTAGGTGCCTACCGTTGCGGCGTGGGCAGTATCCGTAACCGTGACCAGCTTGGAGCCGCTAGTGATAGCGAAGGGATCGGTGTTGATGGTAGTGGTGTTACGGATCGGGGTGATGTCGTAGTAAGTCCCGCCGTTCTCGATGTAGAGCTTCTGCTCCGTGCCCAGTGCCAGCAGGTTGCTGCTGTTCAGCGTGATCCAGTTCCAGAGGTTGCGACACACACCCTTGTAGGTGTTGACCGCCCCGCCGACAGACGCAGCGAGGTTCTGCCAGCCACCGATCTTCTCCGGGAATCCAGAGCGGAAGCGAATCTTGTCGCCATCGAACCAACCGCCTTCCGACGCATAATTAGTATTTTCTCGATTGATCCCGGGCTTGAACTGGAGTTTGGATAATGGCATCTGTTACACCTCACGCAAACGGGCGGGTGCCCTGCTTGTCGATAATCAATCGGGAATTGCGCGGTTGTACTCCCTCAAGGCTCGGCACCGAGATATGCGTCCATGAGTCGAATTCAAGGATGATCTGGTCAAACGGCACACCAGCAGCAATACAGGCTTCCACCACCTCGCGGGGCTTCATCCCCGGAACACGGATGTCGGCAGCACAACCACTTCTATGCTGGCTGCTGTCTTTGGAACCTACGGAGTCGTTCACCTTCTTCGACCGGAATCCCGAGTTGATCATGACCGCCTTACCGCCAACTGCCGTCTTAACCTGCTGCAGAAGGCCCGCCAATCGCTTCAGGTTGGCCGTTTCCTGCTCGTTTGGGGTGTTGTCCCATCCGTTGCGATCCGCAGCCTCTGAGCGCGTCAGTTCTTCGAGGGAGAAGTTTGCAGTGAGCTGAGTCATTCTTTTTTCGCCAGAGCTTCGTTCTTGGCGGCGGAGCCAGCCGAAGAACCGTAGTAATAATACAGAACAGCCATCAGGGCAGCATCCAATGTGCCCAGCAGACGCGCTACGAGTTCCCGCATGGTTGTGTCCACAACAGCCGTCAGCAGGTGATACTGCACCACCCCCCATGTCAGCAGCACAATGAAAGCCAGAATCCGAGGCGTCCAGACATCCCCTGTCTTTGCTGCCATCTCCCGCGCACTGGCACGATCCCCTGCATGAACCTTTTCCAAGTCAATGTCCAACTCACGCAGCTTGATCTTCAGATTGGCTTCTGCGGTTTTGAGCGCGGCCATTTGCTCGGCGGTGAGTGTGCCTGCCTGCAGTTTCTCAACGATCTGCTCTTTTGTCGCATTCGGCTCACCAATCGCACTGGCAATCGCTTCCACAGCCATACCCGCCAGAGGGCCGCCAAGTAGTGTGGCGGCAGTAGGGGCAACGGTCTTCAGCAAACCTTTCCAATCAAAGTCACTCATTTATGATTGCCTCACCATTTTAGATGCAGCTTGATTAAGTATTACTTTTACAGAATTTATGTCGTCGGGTTTTTGCTTGAAACCAACGCTTATATACCCGACCAGTTTGCCAATTTCAGGAGGGATGGAGCCTCGGCATACAAACGTCACTTCATTCTTTACAAACCATTCACCGACTTTTGAGGACGCCTTGAAGTCCTCGCACAGCACCTCTCCGTTCAGCATGGCAACCACGGCCTTGTTCCTGCCGGGGCTTTCGTTAAAGATGCTGGTGACAGTTCCTTCGACCGATTTATTCCTGCCATTTTTATCCGCAGCCAGAACAGTTGTACGTTTGTTTATCATCAGATTAGCTTGGTGAACTACGGCAACTTCACCACCAGCCTCCTTGATTAAAGCAGTGGATATGTCCAGCAGCTCAACATCAGACTTCAAGGAAGCCAGCTTATCATGGGCAATAAACGCAGACTTAATAACCTCACGGCTTTCCCAAGCAAAGAACCCAACGAAGGCAAATGTCGCAATGATGAGAACGGTAAACAGTTTAAACGGGTTATCTACCCATTTGATCAAGCCGATCACCTTGTCAACAGGACTTTCCTGTTGAACAGCCTTAATTGCTGCCTTTGGCTTTCTGGCGGCCATTTCGTTATTTCAGTTTCTTCAGCGTCTGGGCGAGGCGAGCGCGTTGGCCCATCTTACCCGGAGCCTTGGCGGCTTTTGCCAGCTTGCCAGCAGGGATCGGTTTGCCGGGTTTGGCACCAAGGGCGCTACGCAAAGCACCCGGTTTATTTATGGCTGACTTGATCCAGTTTTTGGCCATGATGGGTTCCTTTTAGGCAGTGCGTTTCCACATATAAACTACGATGTACGGTTGCAGATTGGCATTAGTGCCGGAAACACCAGTGGAGCTGATAGTAATACCCGTAGTAGCTGAATTCGTGGTGCCCCCAATCGCATTGGCGTTGTTGTTGGCGCTATCCGCACCTGAACCCACTTGCGCTAACTTAGTCTGTCCTTGCTGATCATGCGTGTGCCCCGGGTCAGTAAGCGTGTGCGTATGGCTAACTACAATCGCATCTGCCGAACCGCCGGTCTCTTCTGCGGTATCAAACGCGGCATTGCCAGCATCCAAACCCACCATAACCCGGCCAGCACCAAACGCTGTCCAAGTGCCGAAACCAAGCAGAGTACCGGGATTCGTGGAGTTCGTTGCGTTGGTGTAAATAGAGCCAACCGGATAGAGCGCAGCAAGAGCGGCCTGCACAAACGCGGTGGTCGCAACCGTAGTATTGCTGGTGCCAAATGCCTGCGTAACTGCGTTTGATGCCCCGGCGATATCTTGCGCGACAACGTTGGTGCCATCCACATACACCGAAACCCTACGCCCGTTGGCCACCGTCACACCGGTTCCTGCCGAAGTCTTGACGACGATGCTCTGGCTACCGGTCGTGGCGTTGTATATCAGATAAGGCTTTTGGATCGTTGGGACGATCAGGTTCCGGGTGGTGGTAAGTGACACCCCGGAGGTTACATTGAGGGCGAAAGCCCGTGCCGTTTGGGTGGCATTGGAATCCGTCAGGGTGATGGTGAGATCGGCATCCGTGGTGAAATTCGGGTTGCCGTAGCCTACTATCGCCTGCTCCAGCGCGGTGCCAAGGTTGGTATTGTTTGTCGTGCCCCAAGTACCGGATTGGTCGCCCACCCCCATCAGCTCGATTTTTAAGTTAGTACTATATGTAGATGCCACGGCATTACTCCTTTTGGGTTACTGGGCTTCTTGCGCCTCAGAAACTTGCGCCTGCGCCTGCTGCTGGATTTTCAGCACCAGAGACACTACCTGCGTATAGGGCATCTGCCCCAAAGCCTGCCGAATACCATTAACCTCAGCAACAGTCAGTTTCAGCTCAATTTCTTTGGTTCCCATGTTTTTCCTTTATTGAGCTTCTAATGCTGCAATGCGGGCTTTGGCGGTGTCGAGTTCAGCTTTGAGTTCTTGAATACACTTCATCAAAGCGTATTGCAAGTCAGTTTGGTAAATGGACAGCCGCATTTTTGGTTCTTCGTCTTGGCCAGCCCAGTTCGACTCCATCACCATCTCAGGCGCGACTGCTTGAACGTCCTGCGCCACCACACCAAGCGTCAGGCCGGGGTCATCTTCCATGTTCTGGTCGATGTAATTAAACGTCTGAACGGGTATAGCGCAGATGGTGTCGAGGTAGGACTTGGCCGGTGCAAAGTTGGTCTTTTCGCGGCGGTCGGAAAGGTTGGCGTCGTTGGCTTGGTAGTTTTCTATGCCACCATTTGAACGAACACCAAATCTAGTGCCTACGCTGTCGTAAAAAAAGAAGGCTTCATTTGTGGTGTCATTTGGTGATTGCCCAGAATAATTAACAATAATTCCTCTCGCACCTCCAGATGCCGCCGTATTTTGAGCAAGTAATGTCCAAGTTGCGTCTGTGGCTGAACGGACAAACGAATTAGAACCAGAAACACCTGCGGCACTTGGAACGCTCGTAGTCCCCACCAGCAAGTTACCGGAGGAGTTGATACGCATGCGTTCTGAACCGGCGGTAGTAATCGCAGTAACGTCAGCGGCGGGGAAGAAAATACCGTTGTTTGTATCACCTGATGTCGTAATTGCAGGTGCGGCTGCGCTTCCTGCGGAGAATGTTGCTACACCTGTTGCACTAAGCGTCGTAAACGCACCAGTGGACGGGGTTGTTGCACCTACCGTTCCGTTGATGTTGATTGAGGCGGTGCCGGTAAAATTGGTGACCGTGCAAGAAGCGGGTGTTCCCAACGCCGTTGCGTTACCAGAAGCATCCAAATTGATAGACTTACCCGCCGGGTACACCACAAACACGTCCTTGGTGCCAGCACTGAAGGTGACAACCGAGCCGGAGTTGGACGAAGCCAGAATAGTGTCGCGGGACAGGGTTGTGCCGGAGGCTGTGTAGGTGCCGATGCCGACTTCCTACTCGGCGGTACCTTGACCCGCAATACAATAGTAGGTCGTGTTGGCGTTGCCGATGGCCGAGAAGGACTGATACCCCGTAGAAGCGCCCGCCAGAGTAACTGTTCCGGTTCCGGCAGTGGCAGTTGTTTCTTTTACGCGATCTTTGAGTACGAGGGCCATTTACGTATCCGTATCAATAATTTGCCAGTTTGTCGAAGCCTCTCCGGTAATCTCAACCCAGCCCGTCGGCGTATTTGCAGTAATCTGCGCCCAATTCGCGTTCTGCACGTCATCAATCAGGTTCCACAAGAACGCCCCAATGATAACATCCGCACCTGTTACCGTGTCAGAGAAGGCCACATTCAGGATTGCCGTGGCAATTAAGGCATCCGTGCCGACGGCGCTTTCCGATATAGACGTTGGGAACGTAACGTAACCAACGGAAGAGTCACTTCCAGCAGCTAGTTCGGACAGAGAAACAGGGAATATAACTGCTGTCGAAGCTACATCCGAACCGGTCGCGGTCTCCGACACGTTACCAAAAAATACAAACGACGAGGAGAGCAGGTCAGAGCCAGTGGCCGTTTCTGATATCAACGGTGCAAACAGCGCTACCGCAGAAACTGTATCGAATCCCTGTGCCTGCTCACTGACACTTGCCGGGAACGTAACATACCCAACGGAAGAATCACTACCGGTGGACAGCTCGGAGAGAGCAGAATAAAAGACAGCCGTAGCGGACGCAGAATCAGAACCCGTGGATAGCTCTGAAACTGTTCCTTGGAAAACCGCCTTGCTGCTGATGGTGTCCGAGCCAGTTGCGAGTTCTGATACGGCTGGCGTAAACACCGCGAGGCTGGAAACAGCGTCACTACCAGAAGCAGTTTCAGATACGGAAGATAAATACGCTACACCGGAAAGCGAGGAAAAAGGTGCCCCGGAAAATGTGTCTAGACCGAACACCCTTATTCGCTCCTACGCGCTAAATCAAGCTGCGTCGAGGCTGAAGGTATACGTCACATTCAGCGTGTCACCAGACACTACCGAACGGTCACCCGGGGAGCTGAAGTCCGACGCCGAGAACAACGTACCCGTCGAACCACCCTTGGTGCTGTTGCTGACCAAGAACGCACCACCAACCGTCTGCGTAGCGTTGATATTGAAGGTCGCCGGGGATGCCGAATTGGTAGCAACCGACGGATCAGCCGTAGTCGGGGTGGCGAACGTGCAGGTCGGGCGCGTAGCGTTGCTATACGGAGTAACTTCCGTCCAGCCAGCGTGGGATGCCATCGTATCGCCAGCAGCCGGGGTGTTCGACGCACCAGCGCCATACAGACCCAGATACCACGTAGAGGATACAGCGCCCCCAGTCAAAGCCGCAGCGTTCATATACTGAAGGCCTTCATTAACCACGAGGTTGTGGTCTTCGACAAACCACTTCAGTTCGCCGTCTTTGTTAAAACACTCGATGCGGTATACGCCGCCAGCTTTCGATTTGACTTCCATGTTCTACTCCTTATCCTAGTCTAATAATGGCCGAGGTGCTGGTAGCCGATGGGAA